TGTAGCGGCAGCCGCAGCAGTTGCCGGACTCAGACCAATCCGAGCCATATTAGCCAATTGCTGCGCTGCGGGGCCTGCTTCACGAGTCATAAGGTATTGCAAACTCTGCCGTCCTTGCGGGGTATACAACGCGGCCAGTGTGGCCAACGTAGATACCGGCAATTCATACGGAACAGCGCCTTCTTGCTGCGCCAGATACGTCCCACCGGCCCCGGCCCCAATAAGGCCAAGTGCTTGCGCGGTGGCCGCACGGGTAAAAGTGCCGCTTTCGGCGAGGCCCTTGGGCAATTCCATACCGGCCCGTGCAAGGTCTTCGTAGAACCCGCCTATTTTGCCGCCACCAAGGGACTTAACTGCGCGGGTAAGACTTGTAGGGCTAACCGTATTATCGGCGTATCCAACAGCTTTATCCAGAACTGTCTGAGCGTTCCACGCTTTATTAAGACGGAGAAGTTCCTCCGCCTGAGCCGGATTTTGTTCGGCTAAAGTGTCGAGCATCCAACTACGGACCTGCGCCAAACCTGAACCGACACGACGTTCAAACCCATCGCTAGACTTCATAAAAGTACGAGCGGTATCTGAAAGGCCGCTAAGTGCGTTCTGTAGATTACGGCCAGAGATACGGCCCATATTATCGGCTACTGCCTCTACGTTTTGCGTTACCGTAGACAGGAAATCGTCCAGCAAACCCTTACGGCTGGCTGGGACATTCAAATTACTAAAAATATCAAGAGTATCATTTTGCCAGTTACTCGGCAACGTCATATCTAAATTTGGCACAAGAGCATTGAACTTATCGGAAATACTTTTCTTCACCCAACTAACAGCCCTATCTCCCGATAGGTTGCTGGGAAGTTTTACATCAATGAAATCGGCAAGTTTAGTCACCGCCGCCTTTTCAAAATCTTCTGGAACCGTACCGCGAGCTTGGCTGATAAGCGCGCCAAGACCGGGGATTGAAGTAAGGGCCGTTTCCGCCATATTTGCGGCTCGGCCAACCGCAGTATCGGCGGCTCCGAGAATAGCACCCGGCGTAAGACGAACACCGAGATCAGAAAGCGTGCGGATACCTTCCGATACCTTCGGGGCGATAACCCCTCCGACAACATCGCCGACACCCTTACCGACAACGCCAAGGCCCGCTCCAGTAGCAGTTTCTCCCGCAAACTCGGTAGGCGTCTGTGCTTGCGAAAGAAGCGCACTAGTCGCGCCGCCCGATACCGCAGACCCACCAAAAGTAGCGGGAGCCACAGAGCCGCCTCCGGCCACAAGAAAAGGAGTTACACCAGCTACATTGCCCACAATTTGCGATACTTTCGCGGGGGACTGTGCGCGCAGAATGTTCTGCTGGGCTAATATATCAGACGCAGACGGAGCAAATCCTAAGTTTGCACCAAAACGACTTACTGAAGGAAACGCTTGTTCAAGCCGCATAGCGGCAGTGTCCAAAGGCTGCCTAGCGCCGAGATAAAGTCCTTCAACAATATCAGCAATTGTGCCCAAAGCACCGGGAGCCGGTGGCCGTTCCGCTACCGGCCTAGAACGAGCATACGACTTCATAGCCGCGTCAATTACTTCTTGCGACGTTCCATCTGGGAATTCATGGGTTACCCCATCTGCCGATACGGCCTTAATGCTCATTTTATTCGGTTCCCTTGGGCGTCGTATGTAAGAGTCTTTGTAGGTTTGGGGAGAATAGCTGCCTGCGCGGCGCGCATAGCTGGAGACTTAGGCGGCCGTACTTCAGAGATACGAGCATCAAGAAACGCACCGCGCTCATTCATTAATGAACGCATCCCGCGCATTTTTTCTTCGATTTTTGAGTCGCTATCGTTAGAACTTGGCTTAAAGGCTTCCAACTTCTGCTGGAACTCACGCATGTCTTGCGCGCCTTCACCCGGAACACGAGTAATCTGTGACGCAAGAGAATACAACTGACTTGCCGCAACATTAAACCGGCCTACATCTTTACTAACAGACGACGTGGGGGCTATGCTTGGGAAATATTCCCGCACTACCCGCCAAGGCTCAACACCTTTCAGCGAACGATTATAAATCTGCTCTACGCGGTTAAGCTGCTTTTCGACGCTGCGTACTTGCGATTTTGCAGCAGTCAAATCTTGGTATATTGCCTGAGTAGGAACGGGTGCGGTTGCAGAAGCAGTCGCGGCTTCTGTGCCGGGCCTCAACCCGGCCCTAACCGTCTCGGTAGCAGCAGTTTCAGCGCCAGCTACCGCTCCACGAAAACCGGGAGTTTCTGTCGGCTTTACTGGCTGCTGAAGGGCTTCAGGAGCGCCTTTTACAATCGGTGCGTCACGCCATCCCATTATGGTTTCCTCCGAATATTGCCGTCAGGATCAACAAACTGCGTTCCAGATGGAAGCGCGTCATATTGTTCATCACTTGACACTGTGACCAAATTTTGTAATCGAGCAGATGGATTGACGACTGCTCCAGTGAACGGGTCACGAGGACGCCCAAGCGGATCAAACGCAAGCCGTGTTGGGGCCTGAGCCTTGTTTTGCTCAATAACAAGTTTGGCAAAATCATCAGCACTCATTAACTGAATGGCACGAGCGAGTTGTGGATTTGTTTGCTGAAGCTGGGCGATATATTCGGCTTTAAGCTGCGCCTGCTGCTCCGCCTGTTTACGCGCCTGCTGCATCTGCGCAATCTGATACTGAGCGTTCAGCTTATCCATCTGCTGCTTGCGCACGCCCTGAAGAACAGCGGCCGGATCAGCCGCACCACGGCTACCAGCGGCTTGAAGTACTTGGCCAAGCGCGCTGATCTTTTCGCCAGTCGATAACTTGCCAATGCCACCGCCCATAAGAGCCTGCATATCCGCAATGTACTTTGCCGTCGGCGAAAGCTGCGGCTGTGCGGCTGCGGGCGCAACAGTTTGCGGAGCGATAGTGGGCATAGCGCCAACAGAACGTCCCATGTCACCCGGAGGAGTGCGGTTCGGGACCAATGATTGCAGCAAGGTTTCCATCGGGGTCGCCATTTAATTAACCCTTTTTACTTAAATAGATCAAGGATAGTACCAATCGCGGACGCAGCCGTACCAACTTGGCCGAGCGTTGACTGGCCGGGTGCGGTTGTCGTCTGCGTGACTGGGGACGGAAGACCCTGCGAACCCATGAGCAAAGTCTGAAGCTGCTGCTGCGGGAAGCCACGCTGAGCAAGGAAGTCCTGATACGCAACATCAAGGTTCTGCTGAGCCATGCCGCGCTGTGCTTGACCTGCGCCTTGAAGCATTGCAGCGTAAGCTTGCTGATTACCAAGAGCCTGTTGGCCGTAGCCTGCAAGAGCGGATGCACCCGCAAGCTGCTGGCCCGGCAGATTTTGTGCAAGCCCAGCGGCTTGCGTGTACCCCTGATTATACAGGTTCGCCAGCGTTTGAGCCGTATTCAAATCCTCTTCGCCTGCAAGCTGCGCTTCATATACGCCACGACGTTCGTTGCCAAATGCCCGCGAAGAAGCAAGCTGAGCCTTGGTAGCAGCGTCACGCTCGGCGCGGTTCTGTGCCAGTCGAGCCATCGTGGCGTCGATGACGTTGGTCTGGAACGGCGACATGAAGCCGGAGACATCTTGCTGAAACTGCTGGGGCGTGTAGCCTGCTGCGCGCTCTGCAACTTGGGTGGCTTGCTGAAGTTGCGGCATCCCAACTTGCTGGGTCGCAGCCCCGATTGCCGTCTGGAACGCCTGCTCTTCGGCTGGGCGGAACCCAGCGACGCGTGGCCCCTGATATGCCTGATACGGAATAGCCGCGACTTGCTGTGCGGCTCCATAGTTACGCGCCAGAATATCCTGAATGAAAGGATTGAGTTGCTGTGCAGTGGTTGTTGTAGTCGCCATTATATTCCCCGTGCGGTCTACCCGCCTAATCCTTCGTTATTAACACAAAAATAAACCGATTGACAGCCCATTAGACATGCCGCGCTCTGACTTGTTCAGAGTGAGTTACATAAATCTCGACGTGATGGCCATCTGCGTCAACCATAATCAACCTAGCTGGCGGGTGGATAAACACATCTTCGCCCATCGTATACTTCATATTCATCGCCTGCTCAATAAGGCGGTTACGCTGCGCCTCATATAGTGGATCGTATTGCGCAGGAGGCGGGGGCAGTTTTAGTTTCATCGACGCCCACCCGGTATAGCATTGAGCCGCTGCGTACCAACCCGCCAATCAGTGTTGCTGGTGGCCGTTACCTTCATCTGTATTTGTCGGCCGTTGAAGCGGACAGATGTNGGGTTCGTNANGNTNTANGGGCCGNAGGTTTGCTCGTCGCCGTTTGGATAGTAACGGGAAGAGAAGGTCGCAGTCACTTCGCCTTGGTTGCGTTCGTCTGGGATCATCTCGTTAATATACAAGATGTTATCGCCTTGTCCAATCTGCACTGGCCCTGTCTCGGCGTACACGCTTTCTGTTCCGTGGTTCATCCCGATCTCGTGATCGTAGATATAACCGTCGTCCGTCACCATCAATGGGTTGGCGAACACGCCACGGTCAATACCAGCAGAACGGCCCAATGATCCAATTGACCAGTTGTTCTGGACGTAGTTCCAAATCACATAGCGATTGTTCTCTTGGCTTGAGGCCGATGGATAGAAGAACCATACTTCGTCGAACTGTGAGTTGTTGACGGCGTAAGCTTTGCTGATCTGCGCTTGGTTGATGTCCGAGAATACATAGTCTGACACTTCGCACGGCACAGCCTTGACGTAGCCGTCGTACATATAAAAGCCACGTGAACCCATCCAGACCGCGAAGTTATCCTGAACGGCAATAGCGTTCGGCCCAGCAAGACCACAAGCGCGACCCGCAAACTCAGATGTATAAACAAATGGCTGGCCGACATAAGATACGATGTGCGCGTCAATGTCTGTAAGAACGAGAACTTGACCACGAACGCGTTTGGCTGTGATAATTTTACCACCCGTCTGCAACTCAAGACTGCCAGCAAGGTTCGTGGATGATGCCGTCCAGATCGTGTTATTCTCAAGATCGGACCACGCAATCTTACGTGGATTGCCGGACGCACCAAGAGCAAACATCGAACGTTCGTTCGTTACCAGAACGCCGGTGTTAGATGTCGGCGCGTTTGTTACGACAACAGCGGGTGTCGGCGTTGCGGTGTCCAACTGCCACTCATAAATCTTACCATCAAAGTTCGAACAGCCGACAAGATATTCGCCCCATGTGTCCAGTGTCCATGTGGTCGCCGGAGTGACAACGCCAACGTCAGGACGAGGCGTACCGTAGTATCCGGCGCTGTAAAGACCAACGCCATAGCCTCCGCCAACAGACGCATTTGGATTGCCCGGCGTAAACCCAGCAGGAGTAATGTCCACAATCACAGACGATTGCGTGATAGCGTACAGCTTTGAGTGCGTCCCGACGGAGATATAGCGAGTGCTGTTGTTCGAGCGCCACGCAATCATGCCACGGGCTTTGCCGCTAAGAGCGGTGGTGGTTCGTTCTTGCCAGCCACCGACGGGACGCATCATCCCTTCAACCCAGCGCACAAGGTTCACGTCATACCACCGGCCAGAACTATCAAGTTCTGTTCCGTTGCGGTAAACACCCGGCGGGATACTGATTGGAATAAGCGCCATTTAATTACCTGTGCGTAAGACTAAAGTTCTTATATCACTTATTTGGGATTTTTACAGCCTCTTCCCATGCTTCTACTGTTCGGCGGTGACGCAATGCGCAGTCCCCATATTTGGCAATAATCTCAACTTCCCAGATAGCCCGCTCTGGATCAATAAGCGTAGCAGGCGGCGTGGGGAGCAGTGGACAATTACTTGCTAAGTTCGCTGGCGGCTGCGGCATTGGCGCGATTGACGCTGCCTTCGAGCAGCCCGATAAGACGAGGGTCAGGAGCGCAATTAGCAGGGACAGCAGGCAAAGTCTTATATATCTCGCGGATTGTTTGCTTTTCTCCGGCGACCACCACATCGGCTTTATCCCGTTCGGCTTGGTAAAGCGTAGAAACCTCATCTATTTGTCCTTGCATTTGCTGGCGTTGCTTCTCGGCTTTTTCCAGAACCGCAGAATACGCGGCATCGCACTGCCAGTCTTTGACCTTCCATCCGGCGGTGAGGCCAATAGCAAGAGCGCCTGCCGCCACATAACCCATGAATGGATTAATCCGCACCATTTATTTTTCCCCATTCCCTCACCGCAAATATAGTAGCACAAGACGTGATTGTCGCCGCCAAATCCATAAGCGATATGGGCTGGCTGTTTAGTATGGGCAACATTACCGCGTTGACAATCACACCGCAAGCAATACCGATACAGGTAACTGGTCGCCACCAAACACGGACACGTTCAAGCAGGGCAGCTTCTAGTTCTTTAATCGTCATTTGGGGTCTGGATATTTTGACGCTGGGAGTTGGAAATGCGGGCCATCCTTAAACTTTTTCCAATCTCCGCCCCATTCGATCTGGACGCCCAACTCATTCGCAGCCTGTTTAACTGCCGCCGCCAACTTTGAATAGAGCGGCCAGTGGAACATCTCTTCCGTTTCAATCTTGCCGTCCTTATCTAGATCAACAAGCGGGATAAGATCGACCGCAAAGCCATGAATGTGGCGTGATCGCATCGTCTTCGATGCTCCAATCGCCACCAGTTGGCGCTGCCGATCTATTGTCCGAAGCCCTTCGTTCACCCGAAAATCAATAGGGCTAATCTGAATTGCCCGGTGAACAACTTTATCCAAATCAGGGTGTACCCCGTGAAGGTTGGCCAGAGATTTTTCGCCTAGTTTAAAAGCCATTACCGATCTGCCTTATTGTCCAACTTGTCTTCAATCCGGCGGAGGTGAAGCATTACTTCATCGAACTTCTTATCAATGCCGTTGAACTTCTCGTCACCAAACTCAAGTTTCGTTTCGAGAATTGCGAGACGATTGCTCAACTGTGTCCACACGCCAATGATGGCGAATATGCCAGCGACAACAGTGAGAAGCGTATCAATGCCGAATGACATATCCATCGTGCGTTTCCTTTAGCCCCAAGGAAGAGGTGGATTTACAACTGGTGGGTTCTTGGCGTTCTCAATCTGAGTTGCAAGGTTTGCTTCAACTGCGGCAACAGCTTCTTCGCCCATTGCAGATTGAACCCATCCGATTACCTGCGCTTCGGTCAGGCTGGCGAATGGTGTAAAGGTCGCTTCTGGATCAAGCGTCAGGGCTTGCGAGCCGTAGCTATAACCGGAGAACTCGCCGTCCTGTGCGGCAACCGACCAATGCACGGTGAATACAATGTCAGCGTTACCTTCATACTCGGGATAGCAGTCAAGCTGCGATACTTTCCAAGTGGTTTCCATTTTAGTTTCCTTCTAATTCGGCCACGCGGGCGCGGAGTGATTGTAGTTCCTTGACCAGCATCGGGACCAGCTTAGAGTAGTCCACGCCCATAGTAGCGTCAGGGTCTTCTGGTTGATGCACTGCCTCTGGCGCAACTTCAAGCAATTCTTGGGCCACGAAGCCGTAGCGTTGTTCGCTGTTGTCCGCGTTCCACTTGAAGCTGCGGACTTGGATTGCGTCGATAAGATTGGCCGCATCTGGCGCGTCAACGATGTCATGCTTTAGGCGGGCATCTGAGGTGACGTTGTACGAAGTAAGCGAACCGCTTGTTGAGATTGACCCTACGCCCCCGTTCGGGTTGAAGAAAGACAGATGGCCCCATGAGGCCGTGGTGTTTACCCGTGTTTCTTGATAGGGGTTCCCACTGCTGAAGCCTACCGCAAACCCGACCCCTCCGGCATTCGGGAATGTCGTCGTCCCCACCAGCAAGTTACCGCTGCTGTCGATGCGCATACGTTCGGAGTAGTTCGTGTACCAGACGTGCGGGCCGCTGTTGGCGGAATAGTTAATGGACCCTGCACCGCCGAAGGAACCGTAGCTACCATTGCCGACCCAAATTTGGCCCTTGGTGTTTGTGCCATCGGTGAACGAGAAGCCAGTAAAGCCCGTGGCGTCGGTATTTGTGATTGTCTCTTGGATAGACCCACCCGCCGCAGCCCCACTAAGATGCAACTTGGAAGTCGGCGAACTCGTACCAATC